CTGAAGTGGTAAATTCAAGTAATTTGACTAAGAGTGTTACAGATCCTGTGCTAGTAGAAGGCGAAGGCTCTCCTGGCTGGGATTCTGCTCCTTCTACTGACGAAAGTTTTGAAAAGTCCATTTTTGTGGATGGGGAAGTCCTGAAAGTGATGCCAGCATGAGTCACCTCATCTATTGTTCTTGTGGCGAAGTAATAGTTAAGGCTATTGGATCAGACACCAAGATCAGGGCTAAAATTTTGGTGTGCAAAGAGGATGCTGCCTTTGCGGTATGCAAAAGCTGTGATTCTGAAGTACAAGTGCCTTTGAGCTTGAATGAAGACATGCTAAAGTCCCTCTCTTCTGCGGCGTCGGCGGAAAAACCTAAGCACGTCGCGCTGTATGTACGCACTTCTCGTACAAAAAGTTCTTGACTTAGCTTCTGTGCACAGCTAAGCTAATATCTCAGTCAGACGATTCTCCATAAAGGGAGTGATGGGCAAGATGCCTATTACTCCTTTTTTGTATTTAGGACCGCATGGAAAAAGGTTGGATTGATAGCGATACGTTCTCGTGCTTCGTTCCGGCTCAGATGGTCGTCGTAAAGGGCGGCGAAAAGGGCGCGGACAAGACGGGAAAGCGTTGGATTCAAGGTATCGCATCCACGGATGGTCGTGACCTCCAGGGTGAAGTTATCGACCAGAGTGGTATTGACTTTTCCTACTTTCTAAAGCAGGGTTACTTCAACGACGATCATAAGTCGGGACCAGAGTTTAAGGTAGGGCAGCCTACAGAGGCTAAGATTACCAAAAACGGTCTTTGGGTTAAGGGATTCCTGTTCAAGAATCCTAATCCAAACGAAGAAAGTAGAGCAGATTTTTACTGGAAGCTGATGAATCAGCTTAATGCTTCTGAGTCTGACCGTAAGGTTGGCTTTTCGATCCAAGGAAAAGTTCTTCGTAGGAACGGAAATAAGATTGAAAAGTGCTGGATTCAGGATATAGCAATCACGACTCAGCCAGTTAACACTGCAACCTGGGCGGAAATTGCGAAGTCTCTAGCCTCCCAGAAGTGGGATCTAGAGAAGGAAGAAGACTCTGAGGAGAAGAAAGCCGTTAAAAAGGCTGAAAAGGAAGAGGCTGAAAAGGCTCTTTCTGTTGGTGCAGGAAATCCCGTCGTACCTCAGAGTCTTGAAGGTAAGCAGAAGAATGTAGTAACGGTCAATAAGAGCATGCTTACTTACGACGAAGCATGCTCAGTGGTTAAAAGCAAAACTGGCCTCAGCGACAATGAGGCCGTAAAGGCCATCGTAAATGTCGCGTTTGGTCTATTTGGACAGGAGTGAGGAACATGACGGAGAAGAAGATCGAAACTGGTGATCTCCAGAAGGCACTACAGTCCCTACAGGATCTAGCAAAGGGCCACAATTCGCGTGGTACCGCTACTACTGAGGTGGTTGGAATGGCTGCTGAGTCTGGACCAACGCAGGTTTTCCACACGCCGAACAGCTCTGACCCACACAGCTGGGCAGGTTCGACGTGGGAGAGCGAGGACTGGAGCGACTCGATCGGTCCCGATGGTACCGATTACAAGGCTGCTGGTCCCAAGATGCGCAAGAGCGTAATGGACAAGATTTCGAAGGGCGCACCTCTTAACAGCGGCGAGAAGCGGTTCGTTGCTAAGGGTGGTATGGAGATGTTTTCTCCTAAGGCTATGAAGAAGGCCGAGGAAGCCGAGGAGGCTGACGAGAAGGCTGAGAAGGCCATGTACGGCGACAAGGCTGAGAAGGCCATGTACGGCGACAAGGCTGAGAAGGCCATGATGCGCAAGGCTGAGGAAGAGGACGAGGACGAGGACGAGGTCGAAAAGGCCGAGCACGAAGACGTCGAGGAAGACAAGAAGCTTTTCCGCCAGATGATGCGCAAGGAGAAGAAGAAGGACATGAGCAAGTCCTTCTCGGATCACGCTTCGGAGAATCCCGCTGTAAAGGGCGGCTTCGAGGTTTCGGAGTTCCTCGCAGGCTTCGCGCAGGTAATGCACAAGTCGCTTACCTCGATGGAGGCTCGCATCACTGACCGCGTTCTTACCGGAATCGCCAAGTCGGACGTTGAGCAGGGTGAGGTTCAGAAGTCGATGGCTGAGGCTCTTGCGCGTCTCGGAGAGGTGCTCGCAGCACAGGCTCAGAGAATCGAGCAGGTAGAGTCGGGTCCGGCTCGCGGTGCAAAGAGCACCCTATCCAAGTCTGGTGTAGCACCAGAGCAGGCTCAGGAGCTTAGCAAGTCCCAGGTAACTGGTGCGCTTGTTGACCTTGTTCAGAAGGGCCAAGCAACGGCTCAGGACGTTCTCAAGTTCGATGCGACTGGAGAGCTTAGCCCTGAGCTTCGCCACAAGGTAGTCGGTCGTCGCTGAACTCGACCAGAGAAAGACATAGAAGGAGTAGAAGACAATGACTGTAGGACTAAGAGCATTCCAGGCAGGTACTGTCGGCTCTGGATTCGGCGCTGGCAGCGAGGCTGACATTGCTGAACTCAGCAAGGCCCTTGAAGCCGGTTACCAGATCGGCGCTGGCAAGACGGGCGGTAGCGCACTTCGCGTTGAGTCCCTTGAGGCAAGCCTCAAGGTTCTCACGTACACATCTTCGCATGTGAAGCTGTGGAAGAAGATGCCCAAGAGCCCCGCGTACTCGACCGTTGAAGAGTACAACCAGCTGACGGATTACGGCGGAGAGTCGTCGCCGTTCGTTCAGGAGGGTGAGCTTCCCCAGGCGACTGATTCGAGCTACGTACGTCGTACGCAGCTTGTGAAGTTCCTCGGTACCACCCGTGAGATCACCCATCAGGCAACGCTAGTTCACCCTGCGCACGGCGACCTCATCGCCCTTGAGAACCAGAATGGTATTCTCTGGCTTCTCCAGCAGGTTGAGCGTTCGATGTTCGTCGGTGATTCGTCGCTTGCATTCGACGGTGAGTCGGAGCAGTGGGACGGTCTCGACGCACTTATCGACGCCGCAAACGTCATCGACCTCGAGGGTAACACTCTCCAGGAGGCGGACATTGAGGAGGCAGCAAACCTCATCATCGAGAACTACGGTTTCCCAACCGACATGTTCCTCGGCACCCGCACGATGAGCGACCTCGTCAAGACGTTCTATCCTCGTGAGCGCATTCAGCTTCCTGCTCCTATGAACGGACAGGTTGGTAACACCATCCAGACGATGGCTACCCAGGCTGGCGTAATCGAGTTCAACCCGGACATCTTCATCCGCCGCACCCCAACGCCGCCAGCAGCAGCGACGTCGGCTTCGGCCCCTGCAACTCCTGCGTCGATCGTCGCAGGCGCTCCAGCAGGCGCCAACGGCGACCACAACAAGGGCGCGCCAGCCGGTACCTCGAACTTCGCGTACGTGGTAACTGCTTGCAACCGCTTCGGTGAGTCGGCTCCAGTAGCCTTCGCAGGCGCAGTTACGGCGCTTACGCAGGTACAGAAGGACGCTGGTAACGCGCTTCCGCTTACTGTCACGAACCCGGCAGTAATCGGTGCGTTCCCTCCAGAGTTCTTCCGCATCTACCGTTCGTCGGCTTCGTCGTCGGCGGTAGTCCCGACCTCGCTGTCGCAGTACGCGCTCATTGCGCAGGTTCCTGCGTCGAGCCAGGCTGCGGCAGGCGTCACTGCGTTTACGGATGTGAACCTCGTTCTTCCGTTTACGTCGTCGGCGTACCTCGGAGAGTTGACGCCAAACGTCGTCACCTTCCGTCAGCTTATGCCTCTGATGAAGATGGACCTCGCAGTCCTGTCGCCCGCGTATCGCTGGATGATTCTCCTCTACGGTACGCCCATCCTCTTCGCTCCTAAGAAGTGGATGCGCTTCATCAACATCGGTCAGCTGAACCTTCGCTGAACCGTCCGTGTGTGCGTTGTGTGAGTGAATAAGGAGGGGCGGAAACCCCGCCCCTCCTTATTCTGAACAAGTCCAGCTTATGCAGTGTGCTAAGTGTGAGAAGACCATATATGGTCATTCTTATTCCAGTAGACAAGGACCTATAGTCTGCGGCTCCTGTACTCTTACAAAACTGGGCAACACTGGAAATCATAAAGCAAGCAAAGATTTATACCAAGTAAGATTTGATTTGGCTAAGCTTGCAGCTGGCGCAGTTAGACATGAGGACTTTTCAATGGCTGTAGCAGTAGTGCGTAGTAACTACGCCAGAAATAAGACTGTTCTACTAGATGGTCGTTATCCATTAACGTTTGATGCTACCGGAAGGGCACTGTGCCCAGTACACTTGTCAGCAGCCTTGGAAAGAGAAATGGATTCTCGCCCAGGACGTTATTGGTACGAATCCGCGCTGGAAACTACAATACCCTCAGTTCCATCCGCGCCTGTAATCGAGGCGGCAGTAGAACAGAAGCTGGAGGAGAAATCTTCTCTTCCAGTAGTTCAAGAGGAAGAACAACCCAAGAAGACACCCACTAAGGGTAAGCAGAAGAAGTGATGGAGGATTCAAATGGCTAAGGCACGTCGAGTAGTCGGAGATCAGAACAGCGCGGAGCTTGACGCGCTTAAGCGGTCCTACAATTCTCTCCTAATCATGCTTGAGAGAGTGTGCGAAGAGGTAGTAGCTACTACGCTCACGCCAGCGGAAGGCTTTGAGGCAATTCTCAATGCGCTAAACAGTGGCCTTGATTCGAGCGGCGTTCCAGCCGCTCACGTAGGCACTGAGCGCTTTGTCGTAGGCGTGGCTTCGTCGCCACCAATTCCTCCTCGCGCAGCAGAGTCGGTTTCTGGTCTAGTAGAGATGGTTCCTTCGGACAAGTACTGATATAGTATTAGTTAGCTGAACTTTCTCACCAGTAAAGGCAGTGTAGCCTCGTACTAACGGGTATGCTACACTGCCTTTACCTTTTTGGAGGTCATTCATGGCCACACCGCTTCTGCTTCAGAATACACCGTCTAGCGTAGTAGTTTATTTGGAACTCAGTACAGGACTTCCGGCTACTGGTTTACTGTTTTCTGATGTTACTGCTGGCTTGAAGAAAGAGGGTGGTTCCTTTCTTCCTTTTGTGTTAACCGCTTTAAATTGGACTGACTTAGGTGGCGGATTCTATGAAGTAGCTGTTACTGCTGCGAACACCGATACGCTTGGAAGTCTTTATTTCAATTTTAGCGGGGCAGCTATAAAGCCTGCACTGCTAGCTTGTCGTGTAGCTGTAGCCGTAGCGGCTCCACCTGTTCCTCCTCCAGCATTCACTCCTCCCACAACTACCATCTTTGGCTACATCTACGACCAAGTTGGAGCCCCTAAGTCTGGAGTCATAGTAAGCGCTCGGATTATTACTTTGCCGACAATTATTCATCCACTCTCGGAAGGCATTTTGATTTCTGAGGGATTCATCACGGCTACTACGGATTCTATTGGCTTTTTTACCCTTGATTTGCTGACAGGCACTCAGGTAGAATTTATTATTCCGGATGCAAATTACAGACGAGTGGTAGCTGTGCCTGCTACAACGGCAAATCTTTTTGATATTCCATGAGGTCTGCTAATGGCCCAGCCTACAGACATTTCCGCCGTAACAGATAACGTTGAGTATTCTCGTTACGAAAGCGCTAAAAATACCATTAACGTTACGGTATCCGTAACGGGCGGCGCTCCGTATACTAACGAAACAATTGTTGTAGAATTAGTCAAAGCGCGACGCAGCAGAGACGCTGTGGTAGCTACTGCTAACTTGTCTATCACTGGAGCAGCAGATCCTCAAATTGCCTCGGCTTCGTTCAAGCTTCCTGACATTGTAGACCAGGATCTAATCAACTTAGTACGGCACGGTAACTACTACATCCGAGCACGCAGCCCTGCTACCGGGTCTAGCATAGTAATTGGTGCGCCATCAGCGGCTCCTATTACGCTGACTACTGTTGACACTGGAACAGATACAAACGCTTGGACAGTAGTGGTAAACACTCCCGGAGGTTCTTCTCCACTGTCTGTAGTAATCGTTGGTACGGCGGTAACTATTGACTTGGCTGTGGCTTCTGGAGTGCCGATTCCTGCTCAGAATACTAGAGAAGCTATAGTCGCTCAGATTTTGGCAAACTATGGTAATCAGCTTTATGCCTCTTTTACTGGCGCTCCTGGATTGTCTTTGTCGGTACCAGAAGCACTTGCTTCTTTTGTTGGTGGACGTGACGAAGTTGTGGGGTCTTCTTCTGACTTTGCCGTTCGTATTGTTACTGTAGAGCGTCTAAAGAACGACTTCTTGTTTGGCATACCGCTGTATGCTGGTGACTATCGCTTTGTAAAATACCAGCCCACCAACATTACTGGTGTTGTAGTAACAGAAGTATCTAGAACGCATCCAATGGGGTTATTTCCCCTAACCTATACTTACCATGTAGATGTGCTAACTAACGCCACAGCTACGATAGGCTCAGGTGCTAATGGTACGGTTAGCATCACCGCTGACAATGCATTAGCTGGTGCTGTAGGCAACACCTGGAACGTTCAAGTTTTTGTTCCGTCTGGAACATCTCCGCTAACTGTAAACACAGTTGGCACTACTTTGCAGGTACTTTTAGACGTTACTTTGGGTGTGCCAAACGCAGCAGCTAACACAGCAACGCTGATAGCAGCCGCCATATCCGCGCTTCCTAATTTCTCTGCAGCGGCCTCAGGAACCGGAGTTACCCCACTTTCAGTAGCAGAGGGGCCTAACGCGTTCTCTGGTGGAACGGAAAACGTAATTAGGCAGTTGTCCTGGAATGGTGGACCACTGGTAAGTGTTAATAGTCCAGGAACCTATATCCTGCGCAGAGGAGGGTCTGGAAGCGGCGCAGGGTGTTCCCCTAAGCTACTAACCAGTGCACTAGGCCAAGATTATATTGTGGTTCGTGTAGCAGGGCCTACGTTCCTTCCTACGACTAATAGCGTTGATGAACTAATCGTTCAAAATCGCCAACTGGATGATGAAGCTCTTGGAAAATATCTTTGCGCAGCTGAGGACTGGTTGGAGAACGTTGCGCTCGCTATTTATGTTGAGCCTACTAACGTTGTTACGGATAGAGATCCTACTACTATTCAATACGCAGCTGGTATTAACGCTCCTAATCCGATTTTTACGGATCCTGATTACGACTTTCTCGTAGGACCTTTAACCTACTTTGTACCCAGGTCAGGTGAAGAGTGGATTGGCATTCAAACTCCTTTTCCACAAATCATTCGCGTAGACAGCCTTTTCGGGTCTATTGCGAACACAAGAGTCATTGATATCGACCTTGACTGGATCCAGAACTACACACAGGGCGGATTGCTGCAGCTTGTTCCGTTCAACCAGACCATAGCATTCGACTTCATTGGTCTTATCTGGGTCAATGCGATTCGTGGTGCCGCAGCCATTCCTAACTTCTGGCATTTCAACATGATTGTCGGTCTCCGAGATTGCTCGTGTGACCTACAAGAATTGATTGCCAAGAAGGCTGCGATGGATGCCTTGATCATGCTCGGTACTGCAATCCGTCCAGGAATTGGGTCGGTATCTCTTGGCCGTGACGGCGTAAGCCAGTCGGTTTCGTACAACACTCAGCAGCAGTACGGTGCTTATACGGGCGCGATCACGGCTTTCAAAGAGTGGATTGAGAACAATCTCAATAAGTACAAGGGCAAATACAGAGGCGCTACAATGGTGGTCGTATGACATTAGGCGCAGACTGGGATTTCGGTTTACTAGATCAGCTGATTCAGGACCGAGGAGACCAAGTAGTATTGGAACTTGCTGTGGCATGTCCTGCTTGCCGCAAAGGTGATGCTACTTCTGCCCTCAATGAAAAGAATTCTACAGAAGTTACAAACATAAGGCCCATAGAATGTGGGTCTTGTCATGGCGATGGCTTTCTATATCGCAATGCTCAGATAATTACTGGACTAATTACTCAGATCAATGCAGGCAACCGTCAGTTGCTTGACCTTGGATTGGCTTTTCCTGGAGACTGCATATTCTCTCCGTCATTAAATGCCCCAGACATTAATGACATGGATAAAATCACACTTTGTGTCACCGACGTACTACACGAAGGTCAGGTCATACAGAGAAATGCAGCAAAACTCAGTAATGCAAAGGTACGTCCCACCACATTGCTAGCTACAGAAGATCGTCTTTGGTACCCGAGCGATGGCTGTGCTGTATGGTGCGAAGATGAGAATAACGTAGTGTACGATAACTACGCAGATTTTCAGTTGATAGATAATCGCATCCGCTGGGTTGGAAAGCGCCCATCTGATGGAGTATTCTATACACTAAAGTACCATTACTATCCTGAGTGGATTGTCTATGCTAGCCCGCTGCAGCGTGTTGACCGTGGGCGCGACCTAAAACAGCGTGTTGTTCTGCGCAAAAAACATACAGCATTTATGAATTCTGCGGACAAAGCTACACCTGCTATGCGTCAAGCCGACCAGCTTGCCTTGACTGGGAGGGTAAAGATTTGATTAATACAACTCCAGCTTTAGGCGTCTACACCGCAATACCTAAATTGTCTATTGAAGTGAACTTTCCCCAGTCGCTTCTTCAAGCTCCTAAAAAGCTCACAAAAAAGCTTCCAGGGACTATTCGACGCATTGCTATGGAAGGAAAGTCTTTCTGGAAAGCAGAGGCTGGTCGAAAGTTACGTTCTTCAAGAAAGAAATATCAAGACGCTATTTCTTTTACCATGACAAGCAACTTATCGTTTGACCTCACGTTAAACGACCCGTTTGCTTATCGCCTTGAAGCAGGAAGCGCAGGCTTCAACATGAAGCCTGCATTGCTCAAGAATGCTTTGCCTTGGCCTCCAAAGAAGCGTAAATTTCCTAGGCATGTAGTACCCTTTTTGGCGCAGAAAAGCAGCATCACGCAGTACAAGATCATCCCACTAAATATTGGACGAAATATTACGCTCACTAAGCCAAAAGCTTACCGAACTGTACACGACCAGTCTACGGTTGCGATGTCAGGGCCAAATGTAGGAAACACTGCATGGCAGCACCCAGGATTCAAAGGAATTAATCTAGCTGATGCAGTTGTGGATGAGTTGGTAAACAACATCATTCCAAAGCACATGGACAGGCTTTTGAACGAGGTTTTTTCTAGTGGCAGTACTCCCTGAAATTATTCTGCAGCGTGCAATCATCAATGGGTTTGTTGCTATACGCAAAGACCCAAGATTGATTAATATGCTTTTCAAGAACCTGCCTTTAGCACAGCAGGAGCAGATTAAGACTTTCATTTTAGAAAAGCAGATTGACTTTTCAGTAAACTATCCGCGTAACGAAATAAAAGTTCCGGCAATAGTCATGCTCATGAAGACTGAATCGGAGTCTATTGAGTTTTTGGCTGATACGATGGGCGTGCCTCCTAACTACGACATGCCTGACCAAGACATGGCGATAGACACTCTGGGTGGAGGCACAGCGGCTTCAACTAGCGGCATGATTGGTTTGCCTAGACTTGTATTAGGAGACCTGCGAGTAGCAACTCAGATTCCTGCCGACGTGACACTTCCTGGCGGTCCTAGTAATTCTGCTCTTACTTTCGTACCAGATGACCAAGACTTAATTAATGAAGTGTTTTCTACACGCTCTAACTGGCCTTGTTTATATTTGCACGTAGTAGCTGGCGCGGGAGCGGGGCAAGTTAAGCCCATCAATCTAATTTCCTCGGAACAGCTTGACATAGTAGGTACCTTTGATGTAAACTGTAACGATACTAGCGTAGTGGACATTCGCTATGCTAGAGTTGCGGAAAGTACCTACGGACAACCAGTTAGGGCTTACGTAACTAATAATCTGGGACAGGTTCGTCTCGGAGCTAACTATGAAGGACAGTATCAGCTAGAGATTTTGGCTGGTAACCAAGAAGAGGTAATATACCTCTATACCGTGCTGAAGGCGATACTGTTTGCCCAGAGGAAGTTCCTTGAGGCGGAAGGCATTATGGCCCTAAAGATTTCCGGTACGGACTTGGCTCCTCGTTCGGAGCTTTTGCCGGATGAAATCTTTAACAGGTCCATGACCCTGCAGTTTACGTATCCCTTCGACTTCATCGTAGAAAATGAAGTCTTCAAGGCAATTCAGATTACGTTGACTAACGTAAATCCTGAAACAACTACCCCAACACCTGGGGGAAGCATCATAGTAGCAGAGATTGATTTGGAACCTTGATTATAGGAGTTTAGATGGCTAAGAAGGACGGAAAGACGGAAGAGTTAGAAATCGCAGTAGAAGACGTTGCGCCGCCAAAGATTCTTGTGCGCGCACCCCAGGTTAAGTCCTATTCTTTCGAGCAGTGGGCTAAGCTGCGGAATCTCCCTTCGCGACATCTTAGAGGCATGCGTGCGTGGCTTGGAATCAATGCAGGTTTTAAGCACCCACTCGAAAAGTGGGATGAGCTTTTTAAGGCTTACTGAACAGGAGTGACACATGGCCAGATCAGTAACATTTAATGGTATCACTCGATTCCGACCCGGTGGAATTACCAGAATCAACGCTGAAGCGTTGAATCAGATTGGCGTCACCGCTGGTGGCGTTCTTGGGCTTATTGGTGAAGCTGACGGTGGTGCTCCTGGATCTGTCTCGGGCTTGGTAGCGCTTCGCGACCCTGCTGAGGCTTCAGACCTCTTTCGTGACGGCCCTCTAGTTGACGCTATCAAGTTAGCGTTCCAGTCGTCCGGAGACCCTCTTGTTCCTGGCGGCGCGGCTCAGGTAGTTGTCTATAAGACCAACGCCTCTACGCAGTCTCAGGTTCATCTTCCTTCGCTTACTGTGCCCTTGTTCAACACTACTGTAGCAGCGGGTTCTACTACCACAGTAGTAAACGTTGCAGCCGCGCTTACGGCAGGTGCATTAGTAGACCGTTGGGTAACCATCGGAATTGCCGCACTTCCGGGCTCTCCCACGTTCTTGCGCCGAATTACTGCAAACGGCGCTGCGTCAGTTACCGTGACTCCTGCTCTTCCACAGGCTCCAGCAGCAGCTGACACTGCAGTTATTCATTCCACGCTGGTTCAGGTTCAAAGCCGCGATTACGGCGCTCACACGGCGTCGATCGACGCAACGATTGACTACAACCCTGCTGATGAGTCTTATCAGGTTGTTACGAACTTCGAAGGTCAACAGCAGATCTCGCAGACCCTAGGAGGACAGCTTAGAAACTACCTACATGTAGTTTATCGTGGTGGTCCTCTAGCCGACTCTACCGTTGTCGTGGCAGGCTCTAGCACAACGCTGATTAACGTAACACCAGCTTCTCTGGTAGCCGCTGCGCACGTTAACCAGACTTTCGTTCTTCGCGATTCAGGCGGCAACCTGAAGGCTATTAGCAAGATTTCTACTAACACCGCAAACGACATCACGCTTGCCGTGGGCCTTTCTGCTGTTCCGGTTGTAGGTGACCTTGTAGAAATTCTAGCAGTTACTAACGCAGTTGGTCAGTTCTCGGGTGCTAGCGGAGTAGCTACTAGCTTCACTACGACAATCACAGGTGTTGTAGGTGACAACCTCTCGATTGCCATCCCACAGGGCATGACTGTACGTCAGCTTGCGAATGCAATCAACGCGAATACTAACTACCTTGCTATTGTTCCTTCCGCAATCAATGGCGATGTTGAAATTGCTCGTCAATTCGATTTCGGAAGCGGCACGTCAATCAATCTCCAGCGCTCGTTCTCCGGCACGGTCTCGACCACTGGTTTCCGTCAGGACATTAAGGAAATCGTGGCGTGGATTAACTCCACTGCGCAATATCTAGTTGCTTCTAGATACACGGTAGACGCTCTGGACGGCAGCGATGGAAACATCGTAGACTACCCAGGCAGCACTGGTGATGCGCTTCCTTGGGCGTTCCAGCTTTACGGAGGTTCCCGTGGCATCTCCACGAACAGCGCCTTCCAGGGCGGTTTCGATGCCATGTTGCTCCGTGTAGTAGACGAGGTCATTCCTCTTATTGACCAGGATTTGGCCAATGAAGGCTACGGTTCTACGGCTACCTGGGCCGCTGTCTCGGCACAGCTAGTTGACCACGTTACGGCTGCTCGCGGAGCCGCTGGTCTTGAGCGTGGTGGCTGGCTTGGTTTCCGTGGAACTAAGTCGCAGATCATCGCAGCCGCTAACAGCGTAAACGACGCTGACATTGCACTGGTAGCTCAGAATCCTACGATTGTTGGTTCGACCGGAGACCTGGTAGAAAAGGGTCCTCGCGAATTTGCAGTCATGGGAGCCTCAATGCGCCTCGGAGTTAGCGAAATTGGTGAGCCTCTCACTAATAAGTACCTCCGCGTATCGGCCATCACCCAAGACCTTTCGTGGGATCCTTCCGACGTTACGGACTCGGGCGACTTTATCCAGAACGGCGTAATGTTCGCAGAGTCTATCCCTGGGCAGGGAACCAAGTGGGTTCGCGACATGACCACCTGGGTTCGTGACGACAATCTGGCCTTCTCTGAGGGCAGCGTAAGAGACGTGGTTCGCTACGTCGCTTACGGTCTTCGTACCACAATCGATCGTAGATTCACTGGCCGTAAGGCAACTCCTGCGACGGTGGCTTCCGTAAAGGATACGGCCAGCACTCTGCTGGAGTCTTATCGCCAGCAGAATATTATCGTAGATTCTACTGACCCTGCGACCGGAACTACGATTCGTGCATACTATGGTCTAAAGGTATTTACTACAGGCGACATTCTTCGCTTGAATGTAGGTATCTTCCCTGTTCCGGGAATCAACTTCGAGTTGATTGATATTTTCCTGTCTCTACCAACTCAGTCCGCTTGATAGCTAAGGAGTAATTCTCATGCCTGCACTTCCTACAGACGTAGCTTTGTACTTAAAGAGAGTCCGTGACACTCTTCGTACGGGCCCCGGCTACTCCGCAGCGGAGTTGACGTTGGGCTCTGGTACGTCCAGAGTTCAGTTACTCGCACAGGATCCTGGCGTACTCGGAAACAGCATCCGGGTACAGGTTACGGTTCCCGCTGGCACTAGTGCGCTTGCTGTGTCTGTTTCCGGCAATGACATCACAATTGCTTTGGGAGTCACCGCAGGTGTGCCAACCGTTGGAGCGAACACGGCAACTTTGATCGCCGCTGCAGTCAACGCATCTGCAGCCGCTTCGAGATTGGTGCTGGCCCTCCTTCCGGTTGGTGCAGGGGCGGGGTCGCTGTCGGCGGCTGTACCATTCGCTAATCTGATTGGCGGTCGTGGTGGAGAGAATGGCGTGCAGACTTTGCCATTGAACTTCCTGCGCGCACAGGACATGGCGTCTGTAATGGAACTCCTAATGAACGCCTTGGATCTTCCAGCGCCGCTTACTGCGACGGGCGGAAGTGCGGTAAGCGTCGTAGACGCTGGCGCTTTCGTAGCAAACACCCAGGTTGGTAATACTGTTGTGTTTACCGGAAACGTAACCGCTGCACTAGCAGGAAAGAGCGCAGTAGTAGTATCCAACACCGCTAACGCGCTATTCTTTGCTGCCGGAGCTATTCCAGCTGCTCCCGCAGCAGGAGATACTTACACCATTCGTGGTTCGTTTGTTGATGGTGCAATTGCTTCGTTGCTTGAAGGTCGCATTGGCTCGGCAAATGCACCCCCAGGCAGTGTGTACGGGGACAGTCGCATAGTAACAGATGCCTTGGTTCGCATTGTTCAGCAGCTAGGGGGTGCCACTATCGCGGAGAACGTTCTCTTCTCAGGCGTAACTGCAGCAGGCTCAAGCTCGTCAGTAATTAAGCTTAACCTTCGTGGTAGTAGTCTTCGCGTTGATGAACTTAAGAACCTTAAGCTAAATGTTACTGGTTTCGGAGTTCGTAAGATTGTTTCTAGCGATGAATCCAGCGTAACCATTGCTCCTGCATTTAGCGCCGCTCCAGGTTCTGGCGTAGCTGCAGTCGTTTCTTTCCCTGAGGATTCGACTGATGCTTCAAGAAACTACACGTTTGCCCCAGGCGGGCAGCCAAGAGACAACAAGGCTCTTGCTGAAGTACTTCGCGCTGCACAGGCGGCTGTAGTAGCGTTCACACTACCTACGTGATAAACTAGCAGTGAGTAAGAGGAGGGTTAATGTCGTCCCCTCCATTACCTTTCTCTTACTCACTTCCTTCAAGGAGATAGCTCAACATGGCAGCATCCAAAACTTTTAGCGGAGCACGCGCCGTATTCCTGATTAACTCGGTACCAGTAGCCTTTGCAGGAGGCGTCTCTGGTGAAGAGATGATTGACTACGAGCCCGTCGATGTTCTCGCGTTGCTTGAGGTCCGCGAGTTCGTGCCGGTTGCCTACCGCACGTCGCTCAACGCCCAGGTTTTCCGCGTAGTAGGTGACTCCCTCAAGAGGCTCGGTATTTTGCCAAGACAAGAGG